ACTGGCCCTGGCCCTCACCGGGCCGAGGCTGGCCGTCCGGCCCAGGCTGGCCTTCGCCCTCACCCGGCTGATCGCTGGGCTGGCCCTCGGCCTCCTGCTCGCCGTCCGGTTCGGGACCGCTGCCGCCCTCGCCGGTCTGGGGTTCGGTGGCCGGGTCATCGGCCGTGGGCGGGCCATCGGCCGGGTCGACGTCGATGTCGGGGTCGCCCCCGGTCATCACCGTGCAGCCGCCTGTGGGCAGCCGCACCGCCTCGTCCTCGAACAGGGCGTGCAGGTCCTGCAGGATCTGCCAGGCCTCGTCGGCGTCCGACTCGCTGGGGTCCCGCAGCCGCTGGTAGCCGCCCACCAGCCGGGTCACCTCGTCGGTGTCGTACTGGCTACGGGTGGCCACCATGCGGGCCTTGGCCGTCTCCCGCACCTCGGCGGGCAGCCAGGTCCGCCCGGCCAGCAGCAGCCAGGCGTTGTCGCTGTCGACCACCAGGTGGTGGCCCAGGGCCGCCGTGAGGTAGCCGGTCCAGGGGCTGAAGCGGGCCAGCAGCAGCCGCTCCTCCCGCTGGTCCTCCACGGTGTTGTGCAGGTTGGCGATCCCGGGCAGGAACGACCGATCCGATTCCAGCACCCGGAACATCAGCGTGCTGGACTTGCGGGGGCTGAACAGGACGTGGCCCAGTTCGTGGGCGTTGGTGCCCAGCCACACGGCCACGTTGACCCGGCTATCGGGCTTGGGCATCTTGGCCCAGTTGAAGCTGACCTTGTCGCCGTCGAGCGTGGTCCAGGCTGGCGCCGGGCCGTTCGGCTCGACGTTCACCGTGTCCATGTCGATCGACAGGATCTGATCGGTCAGCCGCAACTCGCGGGCCAGCCGTTGGATACGGACCAGTTCTGCGGGGGTGCAGTGCTCCAGGTCCAGGTTGACGTGAGTCTCCCCACGCCGGAGTCCGTGATCGGACATCTGATTTTCCTTTCGTGTGATAGACGTCTATCAGGCCGCCAGGCCAAGCTCGGCGGCGATGGCGGCGGAATGGGCTTCGATGGCCCGGCTGACCGGACCCTCCTCCTCGGAGGCGAAGTGGTTGACGAAGAAATACTCGGCCATGCCCATATCCAGGTCCCGGGCGTGCTCCTCGAACTCCATCAACATGTTGGTGCTGACCGGGGTGCGGATCTCGGCCAGCGACCGCAGGTTGTAGGCCATGTCCAGCAGGCGGCTGGACTTGCACAGCTGCTCCTCCACGGACCGCTCGTAGTCCCACTTGAACGGCGTGGGGAAGCGGTTGCCGAGGGCCTCGTTCAGCCGCACGGCCCCCTGGTACCGGGGGTTGTAGGCCCCGCCGAACAACGTCGGCTGAGGGTAGTTGCGGCTGTCGCCGTTCTTGGGGATGCCGCCTCGACCGGCCTTGACCACCTCGGAGTTCTCCGGCACCGATATCGACCGCATCACCGACAGCTGGCCGTGCCAGGCCGCTGTGATCCGCTGGTGGGCCATGTTGATCTCGTCGATCAGGTTGACGCCGCCGTAGCGGTGGACCAGCAGCATGTCGCCGTCGATCCAACCGGCCGTGCCATCGGGCAGGAAGCCGGTGCGGCCGATCACGATGCCAGGGTCCATGGCCCCGTTGCACTCGACGGCGTTGAACGGCAGCTGGCGGGCGGCCGAGTAGGCCCGGAACAACGTGGTCTTGGACGACCCGGTGGGACCGGCCAGGATCACGTTCTTTTTCTTGCTGACGCAGTAGTCCAGCAGGTCGAAGTCGTACCAGCCACGGACCATCCGGTGCTTGTAGGCCAGTGCGATCCTCGGATCGGGGATCATGGCCGCCACCCTGGGGCGATCGTGTTCGGGCACGGTTTCCAGATCGAAGACGGGGACCGGGAACCGTGACTCGGCCCTCGCCTCTGCGTAACCAACAGCAGCCATTTCGGCTGCCTCCTTTCGGGGAGAGCCGCGGCCGATCTGGCCGCGGGGTGGGGAGTTCGTCCACACCGCCCCGGCCCCTGACCCCGAAGGGCCAAGAGCCGGGACGCTGCTCGGCGAACCGGGCTTTAGGCCAGATCCCGCAGATCGGGAGTGGCCTCGCCGTTGTCGGCGACCGGCTGGCTGGCCTCGGCCTTGGCCGGGGCCGGGGCCGGAGCCGCGGGCGCGGCCGGGCTGGCGCCCTTCTTGGCAGCGGCCGCCTTCTGGCTGGCCTTCGACCGCAGCGCCTCAACGTGGGCCAGGACCTTGCTGAGTCCGGCGTGGTATTCGTCCAGCTGGCTGCTGGGCGTCGTCCTCGGGATGGACTGGATCAGCTTTTTGCCGCCCTGCCGGAGGTCGTCCAGCGCGTCCATCACGGACTGGCTGGCGGCCACCGGAGCGGCTGCCGGGGCGGGCGTGACGGCCTTGCCCTGGCTGATGGCCACGGCCTGGCGAACGGCCTTGATGGTGACCTTGTCGGGGCCACCGGCGGCCTTCACGCAGTTCTCCAGCATTTTCACTGCGGCGTCGATCGTGTGCAGTTTCTCGACCTCGCGGTGAGCCGAGAAGCTGACGCCGACGATCCGCCGGGACACCGGCCAATGGCTGGCAGTGTCCCGGTAGAGCCGGAGCGTGTTGGCCGACAGCTGGCCGAGGACCCCGGCCGCCGTCGCCTTCTCCACGATGGTGGCGAAGTCGTTGGTGCCGCTGGGGTTGGTGACCAGCAGAGCGTCGGCCAGGTGCCAACGGTCGGCTTCTGAGTTGATCGACCGCATGGCGTCGATCACGTCGTCCACCTGGGCCGCCGAGGCGACCACCTTGGGGGACGGGGTGGGGATGGTGGTTGCGGACATTTCTGCTTTCCCCTGCTGCTACTACGTTTCGCAGACAGGCCAAAACCCTCGGCCGGAGCCAAGAGCGATGGTCAATCAACGAAGCAAACGGTCAGCTACGCCGTCTCCCAAAACCGCCGAATATCCAGATCGCTGTACCAGCCGCTGGCCTACCCGGCGGTGACGGTTTCACTGCCGTGGTCCCGGCTTGCTCTGGGTGAGCCGGTCAACCCGTCCGCCTCTGCCAGCGGAGCGCATCGTCACGGTCTGACGTTTTGCAACGACGCCGCATCTCCCTCGTCCGGGCCTCGATGACATCTGCCCGTGGGGGTCCGCTACCGACTACGTGAAGTGGTGATTTGCCGAGCTACTGACACCCAGCTTCCGCCCACTTGTGGAGCTTCCGTGTGGCCACTTCTTGAGGGCCACCCTCCGTCCCGCACCTCCCGCTGGGAGGCATCTCCCAGCTTAGTACATTTACCAGCCTAATACAAGTCAGGATTCTAACGCCAACGTGATAGACGTCTATCAGACGCCCACTGCGGCGGTCTGCTCTCTTCTGCGCCCCTACTGTGCCCCCAACCGGATTCAGGAAAGTATCAGGTTTGACTTCTGCGCCTAACTACGCTAAGCTGGCTAGCCATGGCTACTACCCCGAAGACAGACCCCACCTATGGCCTGACCATCAACCCGGCCCGGCCCCGCAACCAGACAGAGCAGGTCGGCGTCAACGTCAACCTGCCCTTCGACCTCCACCGCAAGCTGAAGATCAAGCAGATCCAGCTGGACCTGACCCTGACCGAGGCGATCACCGCCGCCGTGACCGCCTGGGTCGCATGACCGTCATATGACTGTGATTGGATCCGACTGCGTGACCGGCAAACGCCAGTTCGCCACCAAGGCCGACGCCATCGGTTGGGCCGCCAGGCTGCGGCCCTTCCGGGGCCGGTCGGCCAACGCCTTCCGCTGTGGTTACTGCGACTGCTGGCATGTCGGGAACAAGGGCGGCGACACCTCGAAAGGACGGGCCAGACGATGACCACCAGCAAACCCCCCGACCACCTTGGCAGCCAGCATCTGGAGTGGCTGCTGGTCGCAGAACTGGAGATGGCCCCACCGCAGTGGGGCCGTCCCCTGCGGCCCGGCGACATCCGGGCCATGGCGCATGACTTCGACCCGGACAAGCTCGGAGCCATTGCGGTGTGGGCCAGGAAAACGCTTCCCGTCGGCCGCGGCAAGTTTGTCATCTGCGACGGCCAGCATCGAGTCGCCGCCACCCGCCTGGCGCTCGGCCAGGACCAGCGGGTGCCCTGCCTGGTCTACGAGGGCCTGACCATGGAGACGGCCGCCGAACTGTCCCTGGGGCTGCAGGAGCGCCGCAACCTGCACCCGCTGGACAAGCACCGGGCCGCCCTGGCCGCCCACGACTTGCGGGCCGTCGACGTCGACAAGATCCTGACCGTGCTGGCCCTGCACTTCGTCTACACCGCCAAGGCCACCGACCGGGGCCGCATCTCGGCCGTGGGGGCCTGCTACCAGGTCTGGGACCGCATGTCCTCGGCCGGGCTGGAGCGGGTCCTGATCATCTGCAGCCAGGCCTGGGACCGCACCTCCGGCGGGTTCGCCTCGCCCGTCCTCAAGCTGGTCATGACGGTGCTGGCCGCCCACGACGGCCAGGTCGACGACGTCCACCTGGGCGAGACGCTGGCCACCCGGTCACCGGCCCAGTGGGTGTCCAAGGACGTGGTGCCCCGGCGACCCATCGCCTCGTTGGCCCAGGACGTGGTCATCGAGTACAACAAGATCCGGCGCGGCGCCGCCCGCCTGGTCGAACTGACGCCGTCGCAGTACGAGGCCGCGGCCAAGCGCAAGCCCCAGCCCACCGTGCGGGGCAAGATCGAGGGCCGCACCACCGCCACCAAGTCCACCTCGGCCGCCTCCACTCGCAGCCGTCGCACCCGCAAGCCCACCTGACCACTGCGCTCTACTGCGCTCGGCCATTTTCTAAGGCGTACTGCGCCTCGGCTGCGATGACCAGGTCGGCACCAAATATGCCGATCAGCAGCCGGGGGCAGTGCGTGGGCGGCCTCTGTTCCGATTCCTGCTACCGGCACGGAGTGGGGTTGGGCGAGGCCGCTAGCGGACCACCTCCGGTCGTACGTATGTTCAACGTGCCACCTAAGCCTTCCGCAAGACGCGTTTGGATGGTTATGAGTCCGATCGCTAGCGCCTCCAAAGCGGTCGGTGTACGCCCGTTGTAGCTGCGCCTGTTCTGCCCCGGCGGCCTGATAGACGTCTATCATTCGCTCAACCGCTGCTAGCTCAACGGACAGAGCATCGGCCCCTAAGCCGGAGGATCCTCGTTCGATTCGGGGGCGGCGGACGTGCCTGGCTTCGCCTCACCCGCCATCCTGTTCTTGAACAGCTGGGACCAGCCCGAACGGGCTTTCTGCCATGAGGTCTTCAAAGCCCTGCCCGGCCGCGGCTACACCCGCTACGTCGAGCCGTGCGCGGGCGCCTTCGCCATGCCTATGGTGGCGCAGAACGCAGGCTGGCTGCCGACGCAGATGGAGTGCAGCGACGTCAGCCTCTACACCGCCATCGTGGGCGGCCTGCTAGCGGGCCACGATCTAGCAGGACTAGACGTGCGGGTCGACGGCGACCCTGTCGCCCTCCCCGGTCAGCCGCTGGACCAGGCCGCCCACCTTCTCTGGGTCCAGCTGCTGTGCCGGACCCAGGCCCGGCCCGAGGTCGACTACTGGAAGACGCTGATCGACGACCTGACGGACAACCGTCAGACACACGTCGACTCCATCACCGGGCGGCTGGCCCTCATGGTCGAGCGGCTGTCCGGCATGAACTACCGGCCGCAGGATATGTGGTCCCACATGGAGCAGGTCGTCAACGACCCCCACACCATCGTCAACTGCAACCCGCCCACCTACTTCAAGGGCTTCGAGCGGTTCTTCGACACCAAGGGCCGACTGACCTGGGCCGAGCCGACCTACGCCTTCTTCGACCCGGCCACCGGCGTCGACCGACTCGTACATATGTTCGACGGTGCGCCTGCTCTCCTCCTGTGCCTGCAGCAGAAGCCGCCCGGTCAGGCTTGCCACCCCCGCCCGGTCTTCGCCCGCGACCTCAGCCTGGGCCAGTACGTCTACCTGATCTCCAACCGGCCCGACGAGGTCTTCGCCATCACGGGCGGGCCGAAGGTCAGCCGCCACGCCGTGCCCGACCTGACGCCCGGCAACCTGGCCATCCTGCCCAGCAACTACGACGTCCGGCCCGACTCGGTCGTCGCTGCCGTGCCGGTCAAGCAGCCGGTGGCCGACTACTACCGGGCGCTGTGGATGCACCGCCTGGTCGGCGACCCGGGCGGCAACAATCTGCTGGTGCTGGTCGACAACCAGGTGGCGGGCGTCATCGGCTACAGCCTGGCCAGCCTGTCCAAGCCCTACACCTCCGACAGCCGCTGGTCCCGCCACGCCATCTTGCGCTTCGCCATCGGCGCCCCGCACCAGACCCTGCGGACCACCCGCCTGGCCACCATGGTGGCCCTGCAGCGGTCCACGCTGGAACTGACCGCCACCCCGGCCACGGCCATGTTCGTGCAGGCTTCCGAGGGCATCGTCACCGTCGAGTACACCCGCCACGACGAATCCAAGGGCCTGCGCGGGCTGATGACCCGGATCGAGAAGCGCAAGAAACCACCGGACGGCAACCAGCTGATCTACGCCGCCGACTGGCAGGGCCACGACTACGGTCAGGTCCTGACCGACTTCGTGCGAAAGGAGCAGCGGTGGCGAGCCGAACGAGCCAAAGCAGCAGCGTCGTAGAGCAGCGCATGCAGATCGCCGAGGATCTGTGGATCGAGTGGGTCGACCTGAACGCCCTGCGGGAGCAGGACATCAACGCCCAGCAGATGCAGCCCCGTCAGATGGACCGCATGACCGAGAACATCCGGCTGCGGGGCCAGGTCGAGAGCCTGCCCTACTGCTGCCAGGAGGGCGACGGCGCCATCTCCATCATCAGCGGCCACCACCGGGCCAGGGCGGCCAGGGCGGCCGGGCTGAGCCGCATCCCGGTCATCGTCGACCGTCAGCCCATGACCAAGAGCCGGGTCACGGCCAAGCAGATCGCCCACAACGAACTGGTGGGCGAACCGGACAAGGACATCCTGGCCCAGATGGTGGCCAGCCTGGAGTCGGTCGACGACATGCTGCTGTCCGGCCTGGACGAGAACTGGCTGCCCACCCCTGGCCCCGACGACACCCAGCTGCTGATCCCCCACGCCGAGTTCGACTGGCGCCTGGCCACCCTGCTGTTCCTGCCCGGCCAGCTGGAGCGCCTCAACGAACTGGCCGACCTGTGCAGCGGCTCGGACTTCGTGGGCGTGGCCCAGGCCGACCAGTTCGACAGCTTCTCCAAGGCCATGGTGGCCTTCGCCCGGGTCCGCAACGTCAAGAACCTGGCCGTCGTGGTCGACGTGCTGACCCAGATCGCCCTGCGCGAGGTCGACCAGATCAAGGCCGACGCCATCGCCAACGCCGCCGCGGCTCAGCCCTGATAGACGTCTATCAGAAGATCCTGAACTCGCCCAGCACCACCCGCTCGGCATGGTCGAAGGCCCACAGGGCCGTCGTGGCTGCCGTCAGCGGGCTGATCGACACCGTCGACTGGCGGCGGCCCCAGGCCCAGGCGTCACCCAGCGACCGCCGGACAGCAGCCGCCGCAGCCGCGTCCAGGGCCACGTTCGGCCGGTAGCGAACCGACACCGCCTCGCCCATGAAAGCCTCCAGCAGCCCGGCGCAGGCGGCCACGTACTCCTTCGTCTTGACCGGCATCAGGTCCAGGCCCAGGCGGGTGCAGCGGTCGGCCACGTCCAGGGCCGGACCGGCGGCGTCGTAGCTGATGGCCACCGGCTGCAGACGTTCCCGCAGCTGCAGCAGCCGCTCCGGCACCCAGCCCGACGTGGGCCGGTAGTCGGCCACCTCCAGCCGGGCCATCCCGCCGCCGTCCCGCCAGGCCGCCACGATGCAGGCATCGGTGCGGTCCAGGGCCACGTCGAAGCTGAGGGCGCAGTCGCCGATCGGGGGCATGGGCTGGTCGGGCGCGGCCGCAGCCATCCAGGCCGTCCGCGGGATAACCCGGGCTGCCGTGTGAATCCAGCGGTTTCCGTAGGCCCGGCTGAACTCCTCCTGGCCCATTTCGTCCAGGGCGGCGTACATGGCCGGGGCGAAGATCGTGCGGCCGTAGGCCGGGTGGTACACCGGCCAGCTGGCCTCCTGCGTGGGATCGAGATGATCGGGGCAACTCCACTCGAAGAAGGCCCGGCCTTCCTGCCGCCCTGCCTCTACATCGGCTCGCCCTCCCTCTACCGAACCCAGCCACCACGTAGAGCTATCGTCGCCCGCCGTAGATACCTTCCAGACCTGGGCGTTGGCTTTCGTGGCCTGGGTCGGAACGATGGCCTGATCGATGGCCCGGCCTCTGGCCAGGTCGAACACCCAGCTTTCGTCGATGACCACCAGGTCGGTGTGCTTCGAGTGCAGGGCGTCGGGCTGGGGCGGGAACGGCCGGATCAACCCGCCGCTGGACAGCCACTTGACGTGCTCGGATCCGCTGGCCCGCCGCAGTTCCAGCATGTCGGCGATCGAATCCAGCTGAGGCCAGTGCTCGTTGACCAGCCAGTCCACGGCGTCCTTGCCGGACTGCATCGTGTACCAGACCCGCGCCCGCTTCAGCGTCAGCGCCCGGTGGTCCATCGTCACCCCGAACAGCCAGGTCTTGCCCGACTGCCGGGGCACGGTGACGTCGACCACCCGGTAGACGAAACGGCCGTCGGCGTCCACCTCCAGGGCCACGTCGGCCACCAGCCGCTGCCAGCCCATCAGCGGCAGGCCCAGCACCTGCGCCAGCCGGGCCACGGCCGGGCCGTAGGTCTTCCGGGTCGGGTTGCGCCGGGTGGCCCAACGCGGGGGCGGGTATCCGTCGAAATCGGCGACTTTCGCCTGCTGAGCAGGGGCTATTGCCGTCATCTGCCAGCCACTCGTTCTGATCGGCTTCTGGAAAGGGAGATTGGGAGGTTGATGGGTGGAAACGGCCTCAGCCTCCAAAAAATGCCCACGCGGCTGCCGGCCTCTGCCGCTGCGCCAGCCTCGACGCCCACGCCACCACGGCCATCGGTGGGTGACGATCGAAACGTCAACCAACTACTGCTGCTGACCTACCATCCATCCACTGTGCCCAATCTCGATGTCCGTCTGTCCTCAGTGGAGTGGCAGCGATTACGAAAGCTGATCCTGCAACGGGACAACTTCGTATGTCAGATCCATTCTCATTACTGCCTCGGTCTGGCCACCCAGGTCGACCATATCGACCCACCTCTGGAAGGCGGTTCGTTCTGGGATCCCACCAACCTGCGGGCTGCCTGCAAGCCATGCAACGCTCGCCGTGGTGGCCAGTTACGCGCCCGTCGACAGGACATCGCTGCCGCCTTCTGCTACCGCCAGCCCGTCGTCCCCATGGACACACGTCTGTGACCACCTCAGCTAGGCTGGGCTAGCTCAGCTGACAGCCGTTCCCAGGCGTCCTCGGTTTCCGCCTGAGCGCCCTGCAGTTCTCGCACACTGACGATCAACGTCTGGCGTTCCAGCTTGGCGCCCAGGTCCAGCAGCCGGGTCGCCACCACCAGCGGTATCTCACTGGCCTCCACGCCGTTGAACGAAGCCAGGCCCTTCATCAGTAACGCCCGCCCGGCCCGGCGGTGATTGGCGTGCATGCTGCGAATGGCGTCCAGCCGCTCCTGGTCGTCGACCCGGTAGCACTCGTCGTCCCAGGCCAGCGCCCGATCCCACCAGTCCCATCGGGCCGCCCACATCCGCACCGACCGATCGGTGACGTGCGCCTGCTCGGCCACGTCCTGCAACCGCCGCTGAGACGGCGCCGTGTCCCGCAGGATGCGGAACGCCGCATAGGCCCGGCCGGGTTCGCCGGGCTGCCGTTCCCATCTGGCCACCTGTGTCTGCGACATCATCGGCAGCCAGTATGCCAGCCGGACTTCCGCTGATTTCCGCTGGCTGATAGACGTCTATCACTACGCTGATGGCATGCGACTCACCACTGCCCAGCGCAACAGGCTGCCAGCGAGCGCCTTCGTCTACCACAGCGGGCCTCGATCCAACTGGCGCTATCCGGTGCCGACCAAAGCCCAGGCCCGCAAAGCTGGCATCTCCGAAACCCAGCGCAAATCCATCCACGGGGCTGCCGTCAGCTACGGCGCCCGCAAGTCCACCCGCGGTTCCAAGACCACCATCCGGCGGGTCGTGGCCAGGCGCAGGTAGCTGCTCCCGTACCTCCGTCGCTTTCCATGGCGTACCCTTGCCGGGCGTGAGCATGGTGGCTGCTGCCGGGGCGATCGGACGGGTCGGCCTGCGACGGGACGGTGGGCTACTGCCACCATCCGGTGTGGCCCCGTCGATGATGTACGGCGTCCCCGGCCCCTACGTCTGGGACGCCACCTCGGCCCGCAAGGTACCGGCTGTCGGCCGGGCCATCCAGCTGTACGGCGGCATGTGCAAGCAGATGCCGCTCGACGCCTACCGAAATGGCTCGCTCCTGCCGCGGCCCATGCTGCTGGCCCGACCCGACCCCGACCGGGGCCGACCCTGGTTCGTGCAGAACAGCGTGGAGGACTACCTGCTCAACGGCAACGCCATCGCCTACGTGACCAGCCGCGGTTCGGACGGCTGGCCCACCAGCGTGCTGTGGCTACCGGCCAGCTGGGTCTACATCCAGTGGACCCCGGGCCTGGCCGAGGACGTCACCTACTTCTACGCCGCCTGGGGCGCTGAACCGCTGAACTTCGACGACGTCATCCACGTCCGCCGCGGCGCCGACCGCCTGTACCCGGTGCGGGGCGTGGGCGTGGTCGAGGAGCACCTGTCCACCCTGGACCGGGCCGCGGCCGAGGAGGAGTACGAGGCCAACACCCTGAGCGGCGCGGCCGTGCCCTCGGTGGCAGTCATCGCCCCCCAGGCCCAGATCGACGACGTGGTCGCCGAGGAGGCCAAGTCGCGCTGGGTGGCCAAGTTCGGCGGCTCTACCCGCGAGCCGGTCATCCTGCCCAACGGCACCCAGGTCATTCCGCTGGCCTGGTCGCCCTCGGATACCCAGCTGATCGAATCCCGCAAAATGACCCTGCTGGACATCGCCAACCTGTTCAACCTGGACGGCTACTGGCTGGGCGCCCCGGTGGCGGGCATGACCTACCGCACGGCCGGGCCGCAGTACCAGCAGATCCTGCGAACGTCGATCGAGCCGGTCATCGCCGACTTCGAGGACGAATGGAGCTACCGCTGGCTGCCGCGGGGCCAAACCATCCTGTTCGACCGCAACAAGCTGCTGGCCGACGACTTCGCCACCACCGCCAACGCCGTGGTAGCCCTGGTCACGGCGGGCGTCATTACCCCGGCCCAGGGCTTTTCCCTCATGGGACTACCCGCCACCCTGCAGAGCAAGGGTGGGCCGTCCGACCCACCGCCCGACCAACCGCAACTACCCCCGCCGCCACCTGACGCCCAGTCGGCGCCGCAACCAGAAGGAGCGCCTACGCCATGATCCCGATACCAGAGGTGCGGATCTACCACACGGGCCTGCAGCTGCGGAACACTCAGCTGGTCGGCAAGCCCTACCGCTACCTGGAAGGCCGGGCTGTGCCTTTTGAAACCTGGGCCGACTGTGGCTGGTTTCTGGAGCAGCATCTGCGCGGCAGCCTGGACCAGACCACCAAAGCCGGATCGGGCCAGCGCCTGCCGCTGCTGCTGTTCCACAACAACCGCTCGTTCCCCATCGGATCGGCCGAATCCTGGGACCACCGTGACGACGGCCTGCATGGCGTGTGGCGACTGAACGAGCTACCCGAAGCGCAGCAGGCCGCCAGCCTGGCCGAGACCGGCGACCTGGGCTACCTGTCCATCGGCTTCCAGCCGGTCAAGAGCAACTGGGAGTACGTCGACGACTGGAACCCCGACCTGGGACCGGACCATAAGGACCGCGTGACCCGGCAGGAGTCGCGGCTGCTGGAGGTCAGCCTGACGCCCACCCCGGCCTTCACCGACGCCGAGGTGACCATGGTCCGATCGGCCGAGCGCCAGCGCCCCCGGGGCGAGAACAAGGTCGACATCTGGCGGCGGGAACTGGCCCGCATCAAGTCCTCCGCTATCTGACGGCCATATCTCGCTCGCTGAACCAATGACCGACTTCGACATCGGACCGCACTTCTGGTCGGTCGAGCACACCAACGACCATGCCCGCCACACCCCGCTCAAGGGATCGGCCACGGCGGCCCAGCCGATAACGGCCACCGCCAACATCAGCACCTACGCCAGTCTGCCCACCCCGCTGACCACCACCCTCAGCTTCGTGTCGGGTCCGTGGGTCGTCCTGTTCATCCTGACCGCCTACGTCGACATCGGCGCCAACAACGTCGAGGTTGCCCTGTCGCTGGACTTCTCGGGTGCCACCGTGCTGGCCGCCGGGACCAACACCGAGGACCGGCTGCACGTCAACGCCAAGTCGCCGGTCGGCTCCACGCTGTCACGATCCGACTGGGCCTACGTCAACCCCGGCGACACCGTCATCGAACTCAAGTACGCCGCCACCGGGGCCGCCACCGTCTCGGACGTGGCCCTGGCCGTCATTCCTTTGCGCCACGAAATCGGCTACTGACTCCACTGCGCCCGGCCGTTTTCTAAGGCTCACTGCGCCGGTCTGCATACGCAGCTGCATACCCGGTGTTTATGCAACCCAGACCTGCATAGCCACCCTGGGACGCCCTCAGGCTCCTACCGGACCGGGCGCAGCGGTGGGGGGATAGGCCAGCGTCCGGGCGTGCCACCTCTGGTCGTACATTTGTTCAACTTGCCTCTGTTGCCATTCAAATGACGCGGAAGGGTGGTTATGAGTAGGGCTGGCATCGCTCCCAAAGCGGTTCCTGTACGCCCTCCATAGCTGCGCCTGTTCTGGCCCACTGGCGTGATAGACGTCTGTCGGCTACTGTCCGCCCCGACATAAGCAACGACCGCGGCCGACCCGTCCGGGGGCCGGGCTGAGGCCGGGGAACGGCCGGACGTGCCAGCCGTCGAGGCGGCGTCCACCGGGTCCTCACCGAACCGCCCACCCTGACCAGGACAGTCGAGCGCCTGCATCCGCGCTGGACCGTAGCCCTGTGTGACCGTGGAGGTCGAAGTTGCCACGAACCGTCGTTCTTCAGCGCCTGCTCGACGAGCGGGCCGCCCTCGTCGACACCATCGAGAACGTGCTGAACCAGGTCGAAGGACGTGACCTGACCGACGCCGAGCAGCAAGTGCTGGAACGGACGCGTGAGCGCATCAAGGAGCTTGACGCCCAGATCCAGCCACTGGAGGAGTACGAGCGGGTCCGCGACGCCCACCGGGACACCCGCGCCGACCTGGCCCCACCGCCGCCATTCAACGGCCTGCGCCAGCCCGACCGCCTTCCGGCCGAACCCCGCCGCATGGACGGCATCGACCCCAACGCCCCCGTCTACCGCAGCGCCGGGGCCTACGTGGTCGACTACCTGCGGGCCTTCGGCATGATGGAGCGCGGCGTACGGGACGAATCCGCCATGGCCAGGGTCATCCAGAGCCGCGTCGTGGCCGACCAGAAAACCACCGACACCACCGGCATCCTGCCTACGCCCATCGTCGGATCGGTAGTCAACATCATCGACGCCAGCCGCCCTTTCGTCAGCAGCCTGGGCGGTAGCAAACCCATGGGCGGCATTCCCGGTGCCACCTTCACCCGGCCCAAGATCGCCCAGCACGTGACGGTGGGCCAGCAGGTACCGGCCGGAGGCGCAGGCGAGAAGACCCAGCTGCCCTCGCAGAAGATGGTGGTCAGCCCGGTCAGCTTCGCCAAGAACACCTACGGCGGCACCGTCGACATCAGCCGCCAGGACATCGACTGGACCGACCCTTCGGCCTGGGACATCCTCATCACCGACCTGGCCAACGTCTACGCCGTGCAGACCGAGACGGCCGCCTCCGGCGCCTTCAAGACCGCCACCACGGCCACGCCGGTCGTGGTGGCCACCAACGACCTCAAGGGCTGGACGCTAGCCCTCTACACCGCGGCCATGCATAGCTACCAGGGCGGGCTGATGATGCCCAACCGCATCTGGTGCAGCCTGGACGTCTGGGCCGCCCTGGGCTCGCTGGTCGACGTGGCCCGGGTGGCCGTGCCCACCAACGTCACCAACGAGATGGGCGCCCCCGGCACCAGCGAGATCGCCAGCTTCGCCGGGGACATGCTGGGCGTGCCTCGCATCGTCTGCCCCACCTTCGCGGCCGGGACCTGCATCGTGGGACCGGCCAGCCTGTACGAGGTCTACGAGGAAGTCATCGGGCTGCTGTCGGTCATCGAGCCGTCCATCCTGGGCGTGCAAGTGGCCTATGGCGGCTACCTGGCCCAGGGCAGCCTGGCTGCCCCGGCCTTCATCCCGCTGACCATGCCCGCCGGTATGCCCACCGCCGCCGAGGTCGAGGCGATCGCCGCAGGCGAGGCCAACCCCGCCGAGGAGCCCGCCCATGCCAGCGGCAGGACCGCCAAGTCCGGCTGACCATGACCTGGACCATCAAGTCCCGCGGCAGCTGGGGCGAGGCCACCAGCACCGTGCCCGGTACCGACTTCCCGGCCGCCCTGGCGCTGCCGGGAAGCTGGCACTGGTTCCCGGCCGCCAACACCCTGCTGGTCCGCAAGGACCAGTGGGGCAGCCTGGCCGCCACCCCAGCCGTCGACAGCATCGGCCCCAACAGCGGCCCTCAGGCCGGTGGGACCACCGTCGCCATCCGCGGCTCGGGCCTGACCGGCTCCACCGGCGTGACCTTCGGCGGCAGCGCGGCGACCGGGTTCACGGTCGTCAACGACGCCACCGTCACCTGTGTCACCCCGGCCCCCGCGGCCGGGGCGGTGGCGGTGGTGGTGGCCAACCCGCGCGGCAGCGTGACCATCGC